CATCCGAGGGTGTTCGTGGAGTTCACCGTATACGCAGACACCTACGAAGGTGCTCTCGATGCGGCAGACGTCGTGCGGAGCTCGCTCGATGGCCGGTCGGCCGTCGTTGGCGAGGTGTTCATTCAAAACGTCTGGATCGACGACGAATCAGACGATTATGTGCAGTTGGCGGGCTCCGAGATGCCGCCGCTTTATTCCGTGTCTCTGGTATTTGGCATCATCTGGAAGGAGATCTAACTATGGCAGTCGGCACTGTCCCGTTTCCAACACCGCACGACAACACAGGCTCGACGTTCAAGTTCACGCCTAACAAGGGTGACGGCTCCCCAGGCGATCCGGCGACCGAAGGCATCGACCTGACTGTCAACAACTACACCTACAACCTCTCGACGACATCGAGCAGCGACGAGCTCGACGCGAGCCACCTCGGCCTCGCGAAAGGCTCTCAGGTGCTCACTCAATCGCGGCCGCTTGCCGGCCAGCCGTCGGGCGAGACCGGCCGAGAGATGCAGCTTGACTACACAGGCAAAGATGTGCTCGAGGACGGCACTGAAGGCGTCCTGACGATCACCGGGCCTTTCGGATGGACGGGCAAAGCGAAGGTAACTTCGTCGTCCTCTACCTGGCAGACGAACGAGCTCGTCCGCGGCACTGTCACTTTCCGTTGTGAGCGTAAGCAGGTCACCTGATGGCAACCTATTCCGTAGGTGTTTCGGCCACGTTCGCTCCGTCGGGCGGCGGCTCGATCACTATCTCCGAGATGACGAGTCTGTCATGGTCGGGGCCGAGCGGCCTATCAAAGGGCCGCTCGACCCCGTGGACGGACGACGCCGGCGAGGTCAGCGTTTCATTTCTTGGAGGTGGGCCGGGCACTGGCGACTGGAACAAAGACGGTACGCTGACGGTGACAGGTGGAGGAATGGACATCTCGTGGCCTGTGGTGTGCGGGCCGGTGTCATACACGGCGGCTTTGAACGGTTTCACGCAGAAGTCCGTGACGTTTAAGGTCTTGCGATAAGGGGAGAAAGCGATGGCTGAGTTAACTGCAGAGATGATTCTGGCGGCGAACGACCAGAAAGATCACCTGAAGAAGGTCGACGTGCCGGAGTGGGGAGGCGAGGTCTACATTCGGGCGATGACAGCCGGCGAGCGAGACGCCCACGAGATTGAGTGGATGCAGAGCAAGGATCGAGGGGTGGCCGACTTCCGCTCGAAACTGCTCGTGCGTGTGCTCTCGAACTCCGAAGGAAAGCGGCTTTTCACTGACGAGCAAGTGAAGGCTCTCCGCGACAAGTCCGCGGCTGTCGTGAACCGCTTGTGGGGGATCGCGATGAAGGTCAACGCGATGACAGAGAAGGACGTCGAAGCCCTAGCGGGGGAATGAACGCCCGCCCCCTGAGAAGGTTTCTTTTCAGGCTGGCGGGCCACCTCAAGATGACCGTCGGCGAGCTTTGCCGGCGGATGGATTCGCGAGAGCTCTCGGAGTGGATTGCCTACGACCGCTACTACGAACCGATAGGAGACCAGTGGCTCCAGACAGGAGTGGTGACGTCAGCAGTCATCGCGACTGTCGCGGGCCGAAAGGCGCCGAAGCCCCAGGACATTGTGCCGATTGATAAGCGAGCCCCGATGCATCCGTCGCAGATAGAAGCTGAACTGCGGCGGATGCACGAAGATATGAACGGCTAACCAGATGGCAGGACAAGCCCTAGCACTGGCGATGCAGATCTCGGCGAACACCGCCGGGCTTGCGCAAGCGGTGAAAGACGTCGAGTCAAAACTCGATCGCATGTCTGCATCTGCCGAGAAGGCCGCTGGCCGGATGAAGGTGCTCACGACGCTCTCGATTGGCCGAGCGTTCGTCGACGGTATTCAGGTCGCAGCAAACGCGTTCACGAGGCTGCACTCGATGACGAGCGGCTTTGTCGCCGAGGCCGCGGGGCTCGAGCAGGCGATCGGCCGGGCTGGTGCCGTCTTCGGAGAATCGGCTGAAGGCGTCTTTCAGTTCGCAGAGTCGACTCGCGAGATCGGCATTGCCAAAAAGGACGCTATCGAAGCTGTCTCGACGATGGGCAACCTCTTCACTGCGTTCGGCCTTGGCAAGGAAGAGGCGGCGGGCATGTCGATTGAGTTGACGAAGCTCGCCGCAGACATGGCGGCCCTCAACAACACGTCGACCGACCAAGCACTCCGTGCGATCTCGTCGGGGCTGGCCGGCGAACAGGAGCCGCTTAAGCGATACGGCGTCGTCCTCACTGAAGCGGTCCTCAAAAACGAGGCATTCAACCGCGGCCTCATTCAGACGCGAACGGCGGCCCTCGACCCGCTCACTCGCTCGCTGATGGCCTACGAAGTGCTGATGACGCAGACTGCGAACGCACAAGGCCACGCTGCGAGGGAGTCGAATACGCTCGACGGTGTTCAGAAGCGAATGGCTTCGAACTTCAAGGACATCAAGACGGACATCGGGCAGTCGCTCGTGCCCGCTTACAGAGCGTTCGGTGATGCGGTGCAAGGCGTGCTGCCTTCAATGAAAGACGCGACCGATGCTTTCGCAGAGTTTGCGAAGGGGGTCGACTTCAAGAGCATCTTTGATTCTGGTGCGCAGATTGTCGTCGACCTAGTGGGGGCATTTACGTCGCTTCTCAAAGCGATCACGCCGGTCGTCGCAGTTGCCTTCCCGCTGCTTGCAAGCCTGACGTCAGTGATCGCGGACAACTTTGACTCGATACTGGCGGCTGTCATCGGCGGGGCCGCCGCATACGGTGTGTACACCGTGGCCGTCACGCTTGCGTCCATTGGCATGGCGGGGTTCACCGCGTCGCTCGTCGCTGCGAGAGCGGCAATGGTTTTATTTCTGTCTTCAACAGGGATCGGCATTGCTGTCGCGGCAGTGGGGGCACTTGCCGGCACCCTCATCAACTTGGGGTTGTCGTCGAGTGACGCTGCAGACGGAACAAAGGATCTAGAGGAAGCTCAGAAGAGTGCCGCGGCTGCTTCCGAGGAAATAGAAAGAAAGCTCCGAGGCGTCCAAGGCGCAACAGATAAGACGGCGGAATCGGCTAAGAGGGCCGCCGAAGCTATCTACAAAATGAAGGCCGTCACAGACCGCGACATCAATCAGGGCCAAATCGGCAAGCTCGAGGGCGAGTACAAGCGGCTTGCAGAGATTGTCGGCGGCGAGTCGAAGCTCCCAGAGGAGTTGCGTCGCAGCATGCAGCAAGCCCTGGGCGGCGTCGACCTCGTGAACGACTTCGGCGGCAGGCAGGAAGACATCGACTTGATGGTCAAGACGAACGCCGAGCTCCTGCGGATAACTCGCGATCGGCTGGGCGTTGAGGAGGCGATTGCCAGCGCTCGCTCTTCAATCGAAGAACCGCAGCAAGCCCTGGCGGCGATCTACGCAGAGATGCAAACGGCGCAGCAAGCCTTCCTCGAGGCACAGCGTCGCGGCGACGTGCAAGCAATGGCTTCGATGGAGGAGCGGTTCGGATTCCTCCAGAAAGCCTCCGTCGAAGCAAAGAACAAACTCCTCGAATCCCGCGGGCTCGACCCGAAGGACTTCAAAGGCCCAGAGGTAGCGGCCGACGCGATTCTGAACCAGTTTGAGCAGGTGCGATCGATGGTCAACGAGGGGCTCCTGAGCCAGGTCGACCTCGAGACATACACGCAGAATCTCAAGCAGAAGCACGACGAGCTCCTGCGGTCGATTCAATCCTCCGTGGACTCAGCCGGGAAGAGCAGCGTCGGTATCTCTGACGTCCGTACTCGCGAAGGCTACAAAGAGTTCATCCGCATCGCCAACGGAGGAGGCGACAACGGCACGCGTATCGCCGGCCAGCAGTTGAGCGAGCTCCGTGGCATCCGGCAGGCCCTTGGGCGGCCTCAGATTGTAGATATAGGAGCGTAAAGTTGGCCGTCACCGCATTTCGAGAAATCTTGCCGCGAGGTTTCGAGCACAAGTACGGCTCGGCTCCAACTGCGACGACTCGCTGGTCTGTCACTCTTGACGGGCCAACTCCGCATCAAGAGATACTGAACGCGATCGCTATCGCACACGGCACGCCGCACCCGGAGTTCGGCTATCTCTTCTGCGTGAATGGCTCCGTCAGTGAGCCGGATTACTATCACGCCGAGGTCGAGTATTCGTTTGAGTTGCCGTCGATAGAGCGGACGCAACCTCCAGCCGCCGGCGGCGGCGGCGGCGGCGGTGGCGGTGCTCCGCAGAATCCGACGTTCGATCCGCACCCGCTTGCAATGGTCGATGAGGTCTCGTACTCAACGTCGACTACGCAGGGGATCGCGACTCAGTATTACAAGACAGACGGCACGCTCGGCCCTCTCGTGAACAGCGCCGGCGACCCGTTTGACGACGCCCAGAAAATCACCGCGGAACTCCGCTACACAATCAAAGGTAACCGAGCCGCATTCCCGCACATGGACGCTCTCGCTGTCACCGGCGCAGTCAACAAGACGGCGTGGAACGGCGGCGACCCCCATCACTGGATGTGCACCGGCATTTCCGGATCGCGAAAGATGGAGCTCGTCAACGCGAAAGTTGAGATTTACTGGAACATCTCGATTGAGCTCGTCTACAAGCCGGATTCTTGGGATTTGATGATTCAGAACACGGGCTACCGAGTCATCAAAAACGGAAAGAAGGTTGTCGCTACGCTGCCCTCCGAGGGCCACGGAGACGATGTGACATACGCAACGAAGCCTGTGGCACTAAACGAAGACGGCACTCACCGGACATCCGGCCCTCCGGACGTCAAAGCGGTTCAGGTTCAGAATGCAATCGAGTTCTCGACCTACTTCGGCACGCCGACGCCTTCGACATCGAAGCTGCACAGTCCCGGAGGGACGCATAAATGATCGGAGCGACGTTCACCGAACAGTCGGCCGCACGGATTGCTCGCGTTGTCCGAACGGTGGAGCAGGGAACGCCGGAATACGTGCCGTCCAGAGGTACTCCCGTCGGGCCGAGCATCGCGAAGCCGATGCGGATCTGCAAGACATCCGCGGAGTTCAAGTCCGGTCAGACTGCGGCGCTCCCCGTGTACGAGTCTGGGACGCCGCAGGCTCCTACCCGCACTGGAACACTGACAATCAACGCGATCAACATCATGGGAACCATCCCGGCGAACACCTACGTGTTCGTGCATCAGGCGGCCAACGGCAGCTACTACGTCCACGCCGCGGCGTGCTCCTAGTGTTAGGCAACAAAGCCGGCTTTTGCGGGCACCCGTGTTGTAAACTTTGCCTCGATTACTTCGGGAATCCGCACAAATGGCCGTTATCAACCAGATTCCTGGCATTCTCGACGTGACGCTCGTGCGTGGCGACGCAATCGTCCTGCCGATCGACATTGACCCGGCCCACACGACGCTGATGTACCCGGATTTCGACCTCAAAGATCACGAAATCCACGCGCAGATATTCAAGGAAACGCGAGCAATCTGCGACACGAACCCCGCCGGAGACGCGGTGAACGGCGAGCGAGTCTTTGATTTCCGCCTTGATTTCGTCGACCTCGCGACAGGCCGTTTTGCTCTGTCGCTCCAGCCATACGAGACGACGGTGTTTGCCGCGAGAGCGCCCTACCGCTGGCACCTCCGCATTAAATACCCGAACCACTTCGTGCGAACGCTCGTCGCCGGCTCCCTGAAGGCAATCGATCCATGAGCAAACGACCTCACAACACGGACCCGAAGAAGATTCACGTCGAGCCTGCGCTTCGGCCAGAGATTAAGGTCACCGTCGGCGCAGAGTCTTCGTCTGGGCAGTGGGGGCCGCCCGGCCCCACTGGACCCACTGGAAATCCGGGGCCGCCGCTCGCGATTAAGGGTGATGCCGCTGCGGTCTGGCCGCCGGCACTCACTCCGGAGCACGGCGACGCCTGGGTTTTGCCTGACCCCCTGCCGACTGGGACACCGGCGGGCCTCGGCTTTGAGGCCGGCGGTCTGGCAGTCTGGAATG